TGACTGACGGCGCTGCTGTGGTAATGGGCCTTGGTGGTTTTTTAGGGTGGATGACTCCTATGGTAACGCTTATTGGCGGTGTCTTGACTATTGTTTGGTTGAGCATTCGTATCTGGGAAACGGCTACTGTGCAGCGGTGGGTAAAACCAGATGCCATCGACCAGTGACAAACAACGCAAATTCATGGCTGCGGTGGCTAACAACCCATCGTTTGCCAAGAAGGTAGGAGTCCCACAGTCCGTGGGCAAAGATTTTTCAACTGCGGACAAGAACCGTAAATTTTCTAAAGGTGGTGATACTATGGCTAAGATGAACGCAGGCATGATGGCAATTATGGCTAAGAAAAAACCCATGAAAATGGCCGGTGGCGGTATGCCCATGAAAGACGGTAAACCCGCTTTTATTGGTGACGGTAAGGGCACAATGAAAAAAGGCGGAGCCGTTAAGAAGATGGCTTCTGGCGGATCAGCTTCTTCCCGCGCTGACGGTATTGCTTCCAAAGGCAAAACTAAAGGCAAGATGCTCAACAAAGGCGGCATGGCCTGTTAATTTAAGGAGAATATTATGGCTGGCGTAAACGATAACGAATATAGAGCAACCAAACAAAAAGAAATTGCGGAGCGACAAGCAGCCGTAGCTGCCAAAGTTAAGGCTAGAGACGATGCCAAAGCTAAAGCTGTTTATGAACAGTCTGTTAGACAATACGAACGTGAAAAAATATTAAATCCTGATGGAATAAACAAGAGCCTTGACAAAGGGTTTGATAATGTTGGAGACGCGGCTCGGTCAGTTGGTAAATTTTTTGGCTCAAAAAAGATGACCAGCATGGACGACGACGCTCAAATGCAAGCCCGTAAAGACGTAAAAGGGTACGCTAAAGGCGGGTCTGTTGGCTCGGCTTCTAAACGTGCTGATGGTATTGTTCAACGGGGTAAAACCCGTGGAAAGGTGTGCTAATGTCTAAGCACAAAGTCAAACGCTACAACGGCGAAGAAGACAGCGAGGTATCCGCTGAGGACGAAGCAGCTATGGATGCTGCTGGGCGCTTTGTTGAGTCGGGCCCTAAAGCCAAAGTTGTTACCAAAGAACAATTGCAGGCCTTTAAAACAAAATATGGCGCTGACAAAGATTTAACAGATTACATGAATGCCCAGCAAGGCTTGACACGTCGTAAGGACTCTAGCGGCCGCTTGGGCCGCAAACCTAGCGGGCCGTCTCAGCAAAGCACTACGGACACCGAGCCCCGAGACCGCTTTGGTATCCCAACAAGTATGGGTAACGCGGGTGAAAAATACGCTCCTACAGGCAAAAATGCGGAGCCGGTAACCGGCACTGAGTTAACGCGTAACCTTGAAGCGGCGGTTAATGCAACAGGCGCGGGTGGAATTTTGCAAGGCGTTCGCCGGGGCGTTGCGGGTGTTAAAGGCCTGCGCGAGTTTGCTGCAGGTCGTATGGGAGCTAAGGAAGCTGCGAAACGTGTTGAGCCCGCTATGAAGACCGCAAAATCCGCGCCTTCTGTAAATGTACGTTCATCCGCTGCGGACCCAAAAATAATGGAAAAAGTTAGCGCCGCTCTGAAGAACGCCCCGCGCCCGGTATCTAAACTTACTCCGTCCCAAGCAGCATTTGCTAAGGGCCCTAAAGGTCCGTTAAGCCGTCTTAGAGCCGACACCATGGACGAGTTTGGTGCTGCTATGAAACGCGGCGGTTCGGTTAAACGGTACGCTTCTGGTGGGTCAGTCAACTCATTTCGCTCTTCAGCTAACGGTATAGCCCAAAGGGGTAAGACCCGTGGAAAGATGTGCTGATATGGCAACCGCGCCAAAGCAAGTAGCGCAGGCTTTGAAAAAGGCTGGGTTTTATGCCGCGAGTAAGCCTAAACGGTTAGGTATTATCAATAAAGTTACGACCAAACCGCAGCGGATAGAAATGGTTGATAAGTTATTTTTAGCCAAGAAAACTAAAGGTGGTGCTAAATGAGAGCCAGTCGCGGCATGGGGGCCATATCCCCTTCTAAGATGCCCAAAGGGGCAAAAAAAGCTCGCCGGGACAATACTGACTTTACGCAATATGCTGAAGGCGGTAAGGTAAAGTCCAAGGTAAATGAAGCTGGCAATTACACTAAGCCTGAGTTACGCAAACGTATTTTCAACAGCGTCAAAGCTGCGGCAATCGTAGGTACTGGCGCAGGGCAATGGTCAGCTAGAAAAGCACAGGTAATGGCTAAGCGATATAAGGCCGCAGGCGGCGGGTACAGAGATTGAAAGCACCGCAGCAATCCCTAAAAAACTGGGGCGATCAGAAATGGCGCACCAAGTCGGGAAAGCCGTCGTCCAAAACAGGTGAGCGGTACTTACCTGAAGCCGCTATAAAATCCTTATCATCGTCTGAGTACGCAGCTACCACCAAAGCAAAGCGTGCGGGCAAAGCGGCAGGTAAACAGTTTGTGGCACAGCCCAAAACCATAGCAAAGAAAACAGCAGGGTTTAGATAATGGCTACTTCTGGAACCGCTACTTTTAACCTTGACCTTACGGAAATCGTAGAGGAAGCGTTTGAACGTGCAGGTTCCGAGTTACGCACGGGCTACGACTTGCGCACCGCTCGCCGGTCACTGAACCTATTGTTTGCTGATTGGGCCAACCGTGGCGTCAATATGTGGACGTTTGACCAAGGAACTATTACTTTGGTTTCAGGGCAGAACACCTACCCACTACCAACCGACACTGTGGACTTGCTTGAGCATGTAATACGCACGGGCGCGGGAAGCGCCTCTACACAAGCTGATCTAACTATAACGCGTATCAGCGTATCTACCTACGCCACCATCCCAAATAAGTTGCAACAAGCCCGTCCTATTCAGGTTTGGATTCAACGCTTGGATGGTCAAACTTCGGCGGTAAAAACCACAATTAGTGCAACAATTACCTCCACCGCTACGACAATTGCGGTAACTTCTGCCGTAGGCTTATCCTCTACCGGTTTTATCTTAATTGGTTCAGAAACCATTGGGTACGGCTACATATCAGGGAATACCCTAACTAACTGCGTTCGGGGCCAGAACAACACGACTGCTGCGGCCCACACTGCGGGGGATGGGGTGTACGTACAGAATCTACCCGCTATCACGGTATGGCCTACCCCCGATAATTCTCAGACCTATCAATTTATTTATTGGCGTTTGCGCCGTATTGATGATGCTGGTGGTGGCGTAAACACAATGGATGTTCCCTTTCGGTTTTTACCCTGCCTTGTTGCAGGGCTGTCCTACTACTTGGCGCTTAAAGTCCCCGATGGTGCGCAACGGCTGGATATATTAAAAGCGCAGTACGATGAAGCTTGGCAGTTAGCCGCAGATGAAGACCGGGAAAAAGCGGCTATACGTTTTGTCCCAAGACAAATGTATATTGGTAGTTCGTAATGCCTAATCGGTTTGCCTCAGGTAAAAAAGCGATTGCGGAATGCGATCGTTGCGGGCAACAATTCCTGTTAAAAAAGTTAAAAACAGAGATAATCAAGCAACGGAAATATGAGCTGCTTGTTTGCCCTGAGTGCTGGGACCCAGATCAACCGCAATTAATGCTTGGTACATTCCCGGTTGAAGACCCGCAGGCATTGCGCAATCCGAGAAGAGACACAACGTACGTGACTTCTGGCAACAATGTAAACGGATTTCCTGCTGGCGGTTCGCGGGATATCCAATGGGGCTGGAGCCCAGTTGGTGGGGCAAGTCAGTTTGATGTAGCGCTAACGCCAAACTATTTGGTTGGGGTTACAAGTGTTGGTACAGTAACGGTTTCATAGGAGTTTATGATGGCTAAAGAAAAAATGGATATGGCGCAAGACAAGGCCATGATTAAAAAAGCGTTTAAGCAACATGACGCTCAAAAACACATGGGTGGTAAGGGTACAACTCTAAAGCTCAAAAAAGGTGGACCTACTAGCCTAGATCGTAGGCGCTTAGGTCGCAACCTATCCCGCGCAATGAACCAAAAGGGGTAAATCATGGCCTACAGTATGAAGAAGATGGGTAAAGAAGTTGGCTCTGCTGCCGTCTATGCAGAACCGCATACGATGGATGGTAAGGCTATGAAAATTTCTAGCAGCCCCGGCAAACCTTCTGACATCAGCAGCACCAGCACCATGCGTATGAGTGTTGGCATGTACAACAACGGCCCTGACAAACCTACCAAGACTAGCGGCATCAAAATCCGTGGTACTGGTGCAGCTACCAAAGGTGTGATGGCAAGAGGTCCGATGGCATGAACTACGCCGCGCTTGTAGTTGCGATTTCCGATTACACGGAGAACACCTTTCAAACGGTGGATGTAAACCTGTTCATTACACAGGCAGAGCAGCGCATCTACAACTCGGTACAGTTTCCGTCAATACGTAAAAACGTGACGGGGACAATTACTGCTAACAACAAGTATTTGTCTGCTCCAGACGACTTCTTAGCCTCGTACTCGTTAGCTGTCTTTTCCGGCTCTGGTCCGTACACATTTCTTTTAAACAAGGATGTGAACTTCATACGTGAGGCATACCCCACGCCAACGGACACTGGAACACCAAAGTACTACGCGCTGTTTGGCCCAACTACAACAGCAGGGCCACCGTCTTTACCAACAAACGAGTTGAGCTTTATCCTTGGCCCCACGCCAGATGCCGCCTACTCCGCAGAACTTCACTACTACTATTACCCTGAGTCAATTACCACAGTTGCTAGCGGTCAAACTTGGTTGGGCGACAACTTTGATTCTGTGCTGTTGTATGGGGCTTTGGTAGAAGCGTATACCTACATGAAGGGTGAAGCGGACATGATGGCTTTATACAACCAGAAGTACATTCAAGCACTCGCGTTGGCTAAACGTCTGGGTGACGGCATGGAGCGCCAAGACGCGTATCGTAGCGGGCAAGTTAGGGCGGCGGTTGCATGAGCATTGTCCAAACTCAGACCACTAGCTTTAAGAAAGAGTTGTACACGGCTGTCCACAACTTGGCTACAGACACAATCAAGATTGCGCTGTACACGGGTAATGCTGACTTGAATGAGGACACTACGGTCTACAGTGCTACCAATGAAGTCTCGGGTACAGGCTACACAGCGGGCGGGGAAACTATGACTGGGGTAGCCATTAGCTCATCTGGTTATACAGCCTATGCAAACTGGAACAATGTGTCTTGGACAGCAGCTTTGACCGCTCGGTGCGCCTTGATTTACAACGTCACGCAAGGTAACAAGTCTATTGCGGTTCTGGACTTTGGTTCTGACAAAACATCGACCACCACGTTTACAATTACCATGCCCGCAAACACCTCAACAACTGCGCTTATCAGGAGTTCAAATTGATAGTCACTACTACCAAAGGCGAAATGGACGATTCCTTATTGGAACACCGCGCCGGGGAAATTGATAATGAAAACGAACTGACAACGTGGGTTGAGTACTGGTTGGATGGCGAGTTGGTTCACCGCTCGGCGCATGTTACGTTGAAGAAAATACCCACCTTTGCTGGTGGTGCAGCAGCATCTTTTTAAGGAAATATTATGGCGAACA